AGCCACCGGAGAAACCGCATGAGCAAGAAGCCCACGAAGTCCGACGACGCCGGCACGCTGCCGGCCAGCCTGCTGCCGATCGAACGCGCCGCTGCGGCGTTCAGCGAGGCACGCGCCAACCTCGCACGCGAGATCCAGGAGCTGAGCGAACAGATCGCCGAGCTGAAGCGCCAGCGTGCCGACAAGCTGAAGGCGGCGATGCGCCTGCACAACCAGATGGAGGCGGATCTGCGCGCCGCGGTCGAGCAGGCGCCGAAGACGCTGTTCGAGAAGCCGCGCACGCGCCTGCTGCACGGCGTGAAGGTGGGCTACACGAAACAGCCGGGCAAGCTGGTGCTGCAGTTCGACGACGTGCGCACCATCGAGCTGATCGAGAAACACTTCCCCGATCGCGCCGACGTGCTCATCCGCGTGAAGCGCACGCCGAACGTCGAAGCGCTGTCGGATTTGCCGGCCTCGGACCTGAAGCGCATCGGCGGGCATGTGGCTGCGGCCGGCGACAAGCTCATCGTCACCGCGGCCGACACCGACATCGACAAGCTCATCAAGGCGCTGGCCGGCGACGTGAACCTGGTCGAGGACGATGCGGCATGAACGAGTTCCGCCTGATCATCGACGGCATCCGGTTGCCGGCCCACATCGATCCGGTCGTCGCCGAGCGGTTCTACTACCGCGCCGTCGACGCCGTGACCGAGCAGTTGCGTGCTCTGGAAGCGACGCCCGGCTTCTTCCGGTGGATGAAGGCCATGGAGCGCCTTGGCGAGGACATCGCCGACGCCTTCGACAAACCGGCCCTGGGAGCCGCTGAGACCCCAGACCCGCCACCGACGCACGCGGGTAGGGTCGACAATGCGCCTGACCCGCGTGCGCACGCGAATTCGGGCCGGTTCGAGCCGGAGGATCGGTTGTGACCCGGTCCAAGTCCGCCCGAGTGGCAGAAAAACGCCTCCGCGAGATCGCCGTCATCCAGATCGGCCGCCAGCAGCTGGCGATGGAAGACGCCGCCTATCGCGCCATGCTCCGGCGCGTCTCCGCGGCCCACGGCGACGCCGTCGAGAGCAGCAAGGATCTGTCGCCGCGCCAGCGCAAGGCCGTGATGGACGAACTGCGTCGCCTGGGCGCCACCGGCGCCGCCAAGTTCCCAGGCAAGCCCGCCAACTTCGACCAGCTGCCGGGCGAGATCGAGAAGATCGAGGCGCTGCTCGCCGACCTGAAGCTGCCCTGGCGGTACGCCGACGCCATCGCTCACCGCATGTTCGGCATCGCGCGCGTGGCGTGGCTGAAGAAGCAGGACCACTTCACCGCGCTCATCGCCGCGCTGCATGTCGAGCAGAAGAAGCGCGACCTGGGCGCACGCATCGACGAATGCCTGAAGCGCCTGGGCATGACCGACGCCGACATCGAGGCCCGCATTCGCCTGAAGACCGGCTGGCGCCGCAACGTGAAGTCGCTGCAATCGGTCGCGGACCGCCTGGCAGTCCTGGTCGAGAACATCGAACAGCCAGAGCCCGGAGAAGCCTCGGCATGAGCATCACCACCGTCTGCACCGGCTGCGGCCTGCGCCAGCCCATCGAGGCCGGCCTGGTCGAAGATGACGCCAAGCGTCTCGCGGCGGTGCTGGCCGACATGGAGCCGGCGCTGGCGCGTGCCGCGCTGGCGTACCTGCGCCTCTTCAAGCCGGCGAAGAGCGAGCTGCGCATCGTGCGCGCCGCGAAGATCCTGCGTGACCTGCAAGACCTGGTCGCCACCGGAACGGTGTGTCGCGACGAACGCAGCGGCGAACGCAAGGCCGCGCCGGTGGCCGCATGGGTCGCCGGCATCGAGAAGATGCTGGCCGCGCCGCCGAGCGACCAGATCGAGAACCACAACTACCTGCGCAAGGTGGTCTGGAACGTGGCCGACGACATCGCCGCCGTGCCGGCGTCCAACGGCACCCGGGTCGCACACACCGGCAACAGCCCGCCCGTGGGCCGCATCGACACGCTGAGCGAGAAGCTGGCCTTCCTGCGCCAGCAACTCGAATACGACCAGATCACGCAGGAAGAATACGACCGGCAAGCGCGCATTGCGCGGGAGAACCACCGATGACGATGGCAGACCGACGCGCCGAACTGCTCGCCGATGTCGTCGACCACACCGCCGTGGTGTTGTCCGACTTCGGCATCGACCGCGAACGCGCCGAGATGTGCGGCAGCGCACTGGCCGACTACCTGGCCGAACACTGGGGCGGCCAAGTCATTTCCATTCCCGTCGATCACGCCGTGCGCCTGTCGCGCAAGGAGCGCGAGATCGTCGCCGCGCGCGATTCCGGCATGGCGCTCGCCGAGATCGCGCGCCGCTACCACATCACCGAGAACGGCCTGCGCAAGCTCCTGCGTCGCGTCGCGCGCCGCAATGCGGTCGATGCGCAGTTGCCGTTGTTCGATCAGTAAGGAGAAACGCATGGGTGTCGTCGAGAACATTTCCATCGGCCGCTTTCCCGTTCAAGGTCCATGGCTGCAACGCCGAGTGCGCGTCTGCTTCAACTACGACCACACCCAATACACGATGGGTGTAATCGTCCGCGACGATCGAGAGTCGCCGGGCGTCAGCATCATCCGACTCGACTCCGGTCAGTACATTCTGACCACCGAGTGTCAGTTCAGTCTCGTATGACCAGTGCCGTTGCAACTGACCGCATTCGCACCCTGGTCGAGCGCGCGCAGCAGCTGCCGCATGGTCAGCGCGCACGCTATGCCGCCGGATGCCGGTGCGACTACTGCCGCAAGGCGAATAGCGACTACGAGCGCGCTCGCCTCGCAGCGCGCAAGACCGGCGACTGGAACGGCCTGGTCGATGCCACCGAGGCGCGCATGCACCTGATGAAGCTGCGCCAGCGCGGCGTCGGCAAGTTGGCCGTCGCGGCGGCAACGGACATCGCGAAGTCCATGCTGCAGCAGATCATCAACGGCACCCGCACGCAGATCCGCGCCCGCACGGCCAGGAAGATCCTCGCCGTGACGCCGGCCATGGCATCGGACCACGCCACCGTGCCGGCCGGCGCCACGTGGCAGCGCATCCGCGCCCTGATGGAAGAGGGCTACACTCGCGCCCAGATCCGCGCAGCGCTCGGCATCCAGGGCAGGGCCATCCAGTTCGGCAAGCGCCGCGTGCTGGTCGCCACCGCCGCGAAGGTCGAGCGGGTTCATCGCCGCCTGACGGAATGACCCGACGCGGCTTGGTCCGCGTCACCAATACATGAAGTTGCGCGCCCGCGACGATGCGGGCCATGGACAAGCGCACCGCAAAAGACAACGCCCTCTACGCCATCGCGCTCGCCGCGTGCACCTTCGCGCTGCCCGCGCTGGACGATGCCAGCGCCACCGTCGAGATCCAGCTCACGCCCGCCGGGGTGTTCCGCCCCAGCGACAACCGTCCGATGACCGTCGATGCATGGCGCATCGACGCCGCCGTGGCCGCACGGGTCATCGAGCGCTTCAAGGCGCGAACGAATGATCCGGTGCTCGACTACGAGCACCAGACGCTCAACGCCGAAACCAATGGCCAGCCGGCGCCCGCCGCAGGCTGGATCAAGGATCTGGTGTGGCACGAAGGCCGTGGTCTCTTCGCTGTCGTCGAACTGACGCAGCGTGCGCGCGCGCTGATTGCCGCGAAGGAATACCGCTACGTCAGCCCCGTGTTCCGGTACGACAACGCGACCGGCGACGTACTGGCCATCGAAATGGCCGCGCTCACGAACAACCCCGCGATCGATGGCATGGAGCCGCTCGCCCTGCGCGCAGCGGCCACCTTCGGCGCGTTCAACCCGCAGACCGACCAGGAGTCTTCCGTGAACAAGATCCACCTCGCCATTGCCACCGCGCTCGCACTGGGCGCCACCGCCACCGAAGACCAGGTCATCGCAGCGGCCACCGCCGCGATCGACGAACGCAACAAGCTGCGCGACGCCTTGGGCGTGAAGCCCGACGTGGGCGCGGTCGATGCCATCGCGGCCTGTACCGCGCTGCGCGCTGCGAAGCCGGACCCGTCGCAGTTCGTGCCGCTGGCGCAGTTCGAAACCGTGAAGGCCGAACTCGCGGTGCTCACGAAGAAGACCCTCGACGCCGAGGTCACCGGCCTGGTCGAGAAGGGCCTGGCCGAAGGTCGCCTGCTGCCCGCGCAGAAGGATTGGGCGATGGACCTCGGCCGCACCAGCGTCGCGTCGCTCACC